GCTTCCAACAAATAATGCGTTGTTAGTAACTGTACTTTGAGTTTTAGGATTATCTGCTTCTATATCTTTTACTTTTTTATGTAGATCTGCTAACTTATCTGTAGTATCAGCAACACTTTTTATCAATTGACCTGCAACTTCATATGCTCTTGGACTTGCAGTTTCACCAGCAACTTCCATAATACCATTGATTGCCTCTTGACCTTTTTCTATAAGTGAATATAAATTACCTCTTGTATAATCATAATCTTTTTTAACTTCATCAACTTTGGTTACTTCATCTGCTTTTACAATAGCATCAACCTCAACATCACCATCAGTGTTGAAAGTATCATTTAGTGAATCGTAACCTTTTGCCATTATTTCTTTATCCTCTTTAACATCAATTCAAGTGCTTTCTTCCTCGATTTGTTTCCTTTACCTGAACTTAAAGGTGGAGTTTGCAAGCTCGCTGCATTTGGTCCCACTTCAGTTGGTTTGAAACCTTGCATTTTATCCATTTGCCTAGCAGCAAAGTTCTGTTGTAACTTTACATTTGCGTCAAACATATCCACTTTTCCTTGTTTTGCAAGTCTAGGTAAAATAGGATTCTTTACACCATATGAAAACGCATCAACACCTGGTTCTACTCCTATCATTTTTTGTTTCATAAACTGACCTCGACCAAAACTAAATTTGTCTACATTTTTATATTTGTTTTTTAAACTACTCACTCTGTTAAATTGCCTTAAATCAATATCGGGATTAAATTTTGAAATAGTTTTTCCAAATTCAGTGAATTTTACATTAGGTTGAACTTTACGAAGACCTTTACTACCGAACTTCACTAAAGCTTTAGTTATACTTTCTTGTAACTCTTTAAACGTCTTCATTAGATGTCTACTCCTCTATTCGGTGCAAAGTCTTTAGAATCACCAAAGAATGAACTTGTTTCTGTAAATCCAAAATCGTCACCTGGTTCGATTAATAAATCATCTGCATTATCTATAACATCATCATCATTATAATCTTTCTTTGCTTTGGGTACAACAGTGTATCTTTGTACACGTTTAGCTGTTCTTATCTTTGTATCCTCATAGTAATCCAATTGAACTTTTTTGATAAGTCCCTCTGGAGTTTGAGCAATGTGATTAAAGAAGAATGTTTTAGCAGTGAATGATAATGTGTATATTAATGCTCTTCTTGTTGCAAAATCCCCCTCATAATCATCTTGCTGTGCAATATTTTGAAGAACCATTGGTATATCCCTTTTTTCACCGATTGATTTAACTAAGTCGATTGATATGTTAAAACCTGGTTGAAAGAATGGTAGTATCTGCTCAAGTATTTGTAATCCATCATCTTGTTGTTTGACTAAAATATTTAAATCAAAACCAAGATTATATGGAACTGGCATAAACACCTTTTTCATTTGATCATTATTAACATCTTTTGCTTTAAATGTTTGTGTGATACCTGCCTTTCTTGAAGAGTCATAGGAGATATTTGTAATCTCAAAAGACATTCTTGGTAATGTAATTTGAGTTGCTTTATTTAATTCTGCTTGCTGTGTAATTCTTGCTAAAAACTTTTGTCTTGGTCCATATGCAATTGGAACCTTGATATCGGATATAACATTTCCTGCACCATCATCATGTTGAACATGAATATCATTAAACAATGTACCAAATGCGATAACTGTTTTCCTTATAATTTGATGATAAAAATAATTCCCTAACATTTTTCTACGCTAATAACTCCGATCCACCTAATATTAAACCACTATCTGTTGCTAAATCATACATTTTAGCGTGTATGGTATCATCAACTTCAGTTGTCCACTTTGCAGTGTCCTCAGTTGCTATCCAGCATTGTAAAGTATCATTTATTGCTGCTGGAATGTTGTAATCAAACCAAGGATCATATGGTATTTTATAAGGTTTTGGATATCCCATTTAAAAACTCCCGAATGGATTTGATTCTGAAAAGTCAATCAGTAAGTCTGCTTCTGACTCAAAGATGTCTCCTTCATTATATTTATCGGTGGTATCATCATCAAACACAGAAACACTAAACACTGCTCCAGATTCTAATCCTTTAACGTCTTCACCTGCAAAGAATCCAGTTGTAGTAGTTCCGATTCCAACGTTGGAAACTTTAAGAATTTTGGTATCATAATCCCAATTTTTGACTCTTGCTTGTGTTCCTGAACGCATACCTTGAACAACTTCATTAAAGAAGTAAGTACCAACACCACTAAGTGTCTCAGGGTCAGATATTGTGACTGTTGGTTCAGAAGTATAACTGGAACCTGTATTTGTAACAAAGATATTTTTAACTTCATTAAATCCTTGAGTATTATTAATACCAATAGATGCAAGACCAACTGCTCCTGTTCCACCACCTCCAGAAATAGTGATTGTTGGTACAGTTCCAAATCCGATACCTCCGTCAGTTACAACAAACTTAATAACACCTTTCGATGTTGTATTAATTGAACAAGTTGCTGCTGCTCCTGTTCCACCACCACCTGTAAATGTAATTATTGGTGCTTCTGTATATCCAAATCCTGCATTTGTTATTAATATCTTTTCGACTGATGTAATATTTGCTCTAGAAGTTGTAAATGCAACTGCAGTAGCATTTGACCCACCTAAACCACTTGGAGAGGTGCTTATGGAAACTAGAGGTGCACTTGAGAATCCAGATCCATCATTATTTAAGAATATTTCACTAATATGTCCAGTGTTAATAACTGCTTGTGCAGTTGCTGTTCTTCCAACTCCAACTAATTGAAGTTCTGCAATGTAACCAACATCATCAACTTGAGAATCAATCGCTGCGATATCAGTATCAATAACCTCATCCTCATATTCAAATAGTTCACATTTAAGTTTGTAAACATAATTACTACCTAACTGATAGAATGGTTCTTCATGTTCTACGAATTTTATTTCAAATAATCTTTGACCCAATGGGAAGAATACTAAATCACCTTCACGAGGACGAGAGGATAATTCAATATCATCATCTGCTTCCATAAAAGGAGAAATAAATTCTTCAAATCTTTCTTTTGAAATAGTAAGAGTTACTTCATCCCTTAAACTCATTCCAAACTTTGTTAATACATCTCCAGCACCTGCATATCCATCATAGTTCTCTACATATGCTTCAATTAAAAAGTTATCATCAAATTTAGATGCAGTTACTTCTTCTATGATTGTAGATTGATTTACAAACTTTCTTGGAATAAATGTGACTTCTACACCATAAATCTTAAGATGTTCATTAATTAGACTTTGTACTAATCTCTGTTCACCTCTAGAACCTTGTAAAAAATGTGGATTTAATGCCATTATACATCACCCAATGAAGTCAAGAGGAGGTGTCTCATAATCCTGCATCATCCTTGACCTGAGTTCCTCTATCTCTCTAACTCCATCATCGTAGATTTCTCTTCCGTTTAATTCGATACCACCTGGTAATTTAGTTCCTCTGAACTTAATCAAATTCATACCCCACTGTTTTTTCATCAATGCTACAAAATATCTTTTTACAAATGGATCGTTATATACTTGTCGATATTCTTCAGGATCAAGTGCACGAAAACAATCTATCACAATGAATGTGTCTAATGATTGTGATCCCCAATCTATATCTAAGTATAACCTATCTTGTCTCTGATTAAATCTTATTTGTTTATCGGTTGTAAGTAAAAAATCAATATCTTCAAGATAAGTTTTTGTCATTGCATATTGTAATAATTCAACTGAATTGAAATAATATAAGTCATTTAAAAACAATTGATACTTTATACTAAACATTCCACCTGATATAGAACTAGTGTCAAATTTAAATATTTTATTTACACCAAGAACATGTTCTGGTATCGCTAAAAAATTTGAACTTTCATAAAAGTTACTAGTTACAGTTCCTGCACTATTAGTTGATATGCCACTTGTAGTAACTATTCCAACTCCATCAGTTCCTTTTGCTCTTCCTCTATCTAAATCTTCTTGAGTAATTTTGTATTTGAGATACATTCTCTCAATACCATTGTAATGACGTTCTTGATATAACTGAAGAGTATCATCAAGTGCATCATGTATCTGGTCAGTATCAAGATTAATTTCCAATACAGGATAACCCAGTTTACGCAAACCGAAATTTATAAGTTGTCCTCTACTTTGTGGTTTCGCCATTACTATCCGTGAGATTTGCGAGTTGCTCTAAAAGTTCATTCTTTTC